AAATAATTAAAAAAGAAATCCAATATATATAAAAAATCTTAACTTATTTAAATCAACTTAAACTAAACTATTTGATTAAAAGCGATTAATCAACTCCAAAGCGATGGCGACAGAAAGAAAAACCCTATTCAGAGATTTACTCTTTTTTTTAAAAGACCAACTTAGTACGAACATAGAAGACCCAATTACTAATAGAGGGGTTAGTTCAGCTTTTATTATGACAAGCTTCCCAGAAAGAGAAGTTAAGTATCCACTTATAACTCTTGAAATAACAAACATCGAAGAATCAAGAGCAGGAATGCAGACTACTGCTATGGACATAAACTTAACAGTAGAAATAAGAATATGGAGTAAGAGTGTAGCTCAATCAGACAAACTAGCTCAAGAAATATTAGACGAATTAGCAGATATACAATTCACAGCTACGACAGGTTCTGTAGCAAATGATTTTCATGATTTTAATGTAGGCTCTGTAGTAAGAGTAGACGAGCCAGGTAAAGGCGGAACTAAATCGAGGATTATACAAGTTTCTTATAAATTTTTTAACTTATAATTAAATAAAATAGGAGGTAAAAATGGCAAGATTTGGAAGTGACCAAAACAAAGTAGTAGGAGTTCACGAGTCTGGAGTTTATGGAACAGCAGGAGTAGATGATATAGGTTCTATCTTTTGGATGGGACAAGTAACTGATTGCTCTATTGATGACAATGAAAACAAAGTAATTAATAGATATTTAGGTACAGCAAGTAGAAATTTCGATGTTATAGACCAAGGGCCGATTGACATTACTGGTACAATTACACTTAATTCACAAGATATGAGATTTCCTTTTTGGGCAATAGGTTCTGTAACTGAAACATCAGGAACAGATGCAGCGTATACTCACATAGTAAATGAAAATGCAACAAATGCATGGCAAAGTGCATGGACAAGTGGAACTGATAGACTTCAAGCACCAGTTAGTTGGACAATTGAAGATTCTAAACAAAGTCCAGGAACTGGAGCTAATTTCATTAGAACAGTTAACGGATGTGTAGCAGATACTGTAACAGTAAACGCAACTCAAGGAGAAAAAGTAACAACTGAAGTAGGTTTAATTGGACAAAATTTAACTCATTCAAGTGGAACTAGTAAAGCAGTCGTAGAAATAACTAACACACCATATTTGTGGTCTGATTGTACTTTAACAGTTTCTGGTAATACATTAGAAACAGCTAAAGAAATCAATTTTGAGATTAGTAATAATATGAATGCACCACACTACGTTAATGGTTCGAGAGTAATAGCAGCACCATTCCCAGGGAATAAAGATTATACTTTAACTGTAACAGCAGACTTAGTATCACCTTTAGCAGATGTATTATACACAGACTTATTCAAAGGAAACGGAGCGTTTAATACAACGCTTGATTTAGATGCGGATGCAACAGGTTCTCAGCATACAGTTTTCTTTATGAGTGGATGTAAGATTATTAGTATGGAAGCACCCAGTACAACAGAAGGAATAAATGAATTAACTATGGAGATTAAACCGCAGATTCTAGTGGGTTCGTCTTTTGATGATAATGGTACTTGGGCACCGTACTAGAACTAAACTAGGAGGTAAAAAGTAAATGGAAGTAATACAAAAAGAGAAATGCTTGATAGCGAGAGATGGGTCTGGAAACCTTATCCCAGTTGAAGTTATATTAGAAACTCATCCAGATAAGCCAAAGGCAATGATGACACCATTAACAAAAGGCGAATTCCAAGAGATTGTTAATAAGCCGGATAGTGAAGACGAATTAATAAGAACTCATATTAAAAATCCGTCTTTTGATGTTGATGAATTTAAACACATAAAACCAGTAATGTATGGTGCGTTTAAAATGGCATTGTTGTCTTTGACTACGGATGTATCGCAACAAGATATTCAGTCTTCGACTAGTAGAGCTCTATTAGAAACAATAGAAGCAAAAAAAAAATCTACTCAAGCGAAAGTAGATTAAATTGGTTTCTTCACGAAAGAGGATATACTTATTTTACAATTCCAAAACTTACTTATTTAGAAATTAATATGTTAATAGATGAAAACAATAAAATAGAAAAAGAGAAAGAAAAACAAACAAAAAAAGCAAATAGAAAAGCCAGGGGAAGAAGATAATGGGTTTTTTAACAGGTGCAGCTGCTGGTGCAGCAGTTACAATAGTTATATCAGCTGTTGATAAGTTTTCTAATGTATTTGCAGGTGTAAACAAAGGGATGCTTGCAGTAGGTGCAGGTATAACAGCTCTTGGAATAGCTGGTCTTGCTGCGTCTAAGGGATTTATTAATACAGCTGCTTCTTTTGAAACTGCATTCGTTGGAGTAAAGAAAACTGTTGAATTAACAGAATCAGAATTTGAAAGATTAAGGCAAAGTTTTAAGAATTTAAGTAAAGAGATTCCAGTCACTTTTGAAGAATTAAGTAGTATAGGTGAAATAGCAGGACAGCTTGGTGTAGAAGGAGTAGAGAATTTAGAAAAGTTTACTAAAACAATAGCTGATATTTCGGCTACAACAAATCTAACAGCAGAAGACGCAGCTACATCGTTTGCAAGAATAGCAAATATTATGCAGGAACCAATAGAAAATGTAGATAAAATGGGATCTGTTGTAGTAGATTTAGGTAATAATTTCGCTACAACAGAAGGTGAGATTTCTACGTTTGCACAAAGAATAGCAGGTGCGGGTAATATAGCAGGATTAACAACTCAAGATATATTAGCAATAGGTGCTGCATTTAGTTCAGTTGGAGTTCAAGCCGAAGCTGGTGGAACTGCTGTACAGAAAATGTTAATTAATATGAATACCGCAGCTACAGCAAATGGAGAATCAATTATTGATAATACTATTTTAATCGAAGAAGAAACAATTGTATTAAATGATTTAGAAAATCAATTAATGTTAGCTACATTAAGACAATCAGAATTCACAGAAACTACAAAAGAATCAACAAGAGTATCGTCACAATTAAAGATAGATGAAATAACACAAAAAATAAGAACACAAACAGAAGCCATAGAAATTCTTAGTGATGCACATGGTAAAATGTCTGAAGATGGTGGAGCAAAGTTAAGAATATTTGCTGAGACAGCTGGCATGACAAGTACGGAATTTCAAAAAGCATGGAAAGATGACGCTGGGAAGGCATTTGCTTTATTTATTAAAGGATTAGGAGAACAAGGAGATAGGGCTATTGGTACTCTTAGCGAATTAGGACTCGAAGACCAAAGGCTTGTTAGGTCTTTTTTATCTTTATCAAATGCTGGAGATTTAGTTACTGATACATTTGAAGTAGCAAATGAGGCATGGATTGCTAACACAGCATTAGTAATAGAAGCAGAAAAAAGATATGCGTCAACAGATTCGCAAGTAACTATTCTTAAAAATAAATTTAGTTCTTTAAAAGATGATATGGGTAGAACTCTTATCCCGGCTTTTATTAGTTTGGTTGATATATTAGGAAAAGTTATTGGTTGGCTTGAGAAACATCCTACTTTGACTAAATATGCAGTAGCAGCGTTAGCAATAGGAAGTGCTTTAATGATAGTTGTTGGGCCTGTGTTAATGTTGATTGCTTTATTGCCTTTACTTGCAGCAGGTATAGGAATGATAGGAGCAGCGTTTACTGTTGCAGCTTTGCCTATTATCGCTATAGTAGCATTAGTAGTAGGAATTATTGCAGCTATTGTTCTACTTGGAAAGACAATAGCAGAACTTTGGAGAAGATGGAAGGGTGAAGAAAAGCAATCAAAAGAAGATGCAATAGATGAATTTGACCGTATGAATAAGCAAAACAAATACGCAGAAGCTAAAATGGACGAAGAAGTATTCAAATCTAAAACATCTGGTAAAAGTTATGTAAAAGACGTAGACGAAAAAGGGATTACAAGATATAAAGAAGTAGCAAGTACTAACAATGACCCAATAAAATTAGGATTTGATGATAATGCAATAAGACTTAATGATTTTATTTTAACTCCAAGCGGTAAGATAATTAAACCAAGTCCACAAGATACAATAATAGGAACAAAAAATCCAGAAAGT